TAGACGTATGTACAGGGTTAAGGGAACAAAAATAAAGGTTCCACATGATACAACAATAGATAGCACTAATGGCAGGGTAATTTATCCAGATGGATATACATTCAATGGTACATTCAAAACAAATAAAGAGTGGTGTTCTGATCCGGCATGGGTTCTTTATGACATTTTGACAACTGATAAAGGTTTTGGAGGTGATGATGGAATTGTACAGGAAGAAAATCTAGACGTTTTTAGTTTTTATTCTGCAAGTGCTTATGCCAGTGCTTTGATAACTGATCCTATTACAGGAACAACGGAGCCACGCTTTTCAACAAATATAATTTTAAATCAAAAAAATGACGCTTATACCCTTATAAATGATCTTTGTGCTGTTATGAACGCAATGCCTTTTTATAGCAATGGCACTCTGCAAATATCACAAGATCGGCCCACAAATACATCTACAAATACCTCTGATGCTCAATACATTTTTAATAATTCAAACGTAACAGAAGAAGGATTTACATACCAAAATCAGGCAGCAAGACTTAAATATACAGAGGTAGAGGTTCAATATTTTGATAATCAAACGCAGTCAATGGAGTTTGAACTGGTTACAGCTGAACAAATAGATGCACTTAATTCAAGTTCTGGCGGATTAGATGCAATAACAAAATTTGGAAAGACTAGAAAAACTTTAAAAGCTTTTGCTTGTACTTCTATCGGTCAGGCAAATCGTCTTGGAAGGTGGTTTTTATATACAAATTTGCTTGAATCAGAAGTTGTTACTTTTACAACCACACTTGAAGCTGGGGTAATTGTTAGACCTTCAACAATTATTGCAATCGCAGATTTTATGAGGGCAGGGGTTCGCAGGGGTGGAAGGATTAAAACAGGTGTTTCAACTACACAAATAGTTGTAGATGATGCAAATAATACTGATTTGACAAGTTCAGATTCAGCAACACTTTCTGTTGTATTATCGGATGGATCAACTGAAAGTAGGTCGATAAGTTCTATATCTGGGACAACAATCACAGTTTCCTCTGCTTTTTCATCAACTCCACAAGCAAACAGTGTTTGGGCAATAGAAAATACAACTACTGAGTTCCAAATTTTTAAAGTTGTAACCATAGAAGAAAAAAATGACTCTGAATATACAATTACTGCTGTTATTCATGACACAAATAAATATGCACAGGTAGAGGATACAACAGTTGCATTTAATCCAAAAGTTATTACAACTTTACTAGATGAAAAACCCTCACCAAGTAATTTAACAGCAACAGAACAAATTGTTGTTTTAAATAATCGTGCAGTATCTAAAATATTTTTATCTTGGGAATCAATTCAAGGTGTAAAAGAATATTTATTAGAGTTTCAATATGAAAATGATAATCCCGAAAAAGTAAGAGTTGCTAGACCGTCTTTTGAATTATTTGAATCAAGACTAGGAACATATAAATTTGCAGTAAAATCTTACAACACATTAGGAGTATTAAGTTCAGATACTTCAACATTTACTTTCACTGCTGTAGGTAAGACAGCTTTACCCGAAGATCCTAGCGGTTTGACTTTAGAACCTGTCTCAGATCAGTTTGTACGACTACGTTTTAACCCCTCTACCTCTGTTGACGTTTTGCATGGTGGCACAATATCAGTAAGGCATACTCCTTCTGTTGACAAAACAACAGCTACATTTCAAAATTCGACAGAGATCATAGAAAAACTTTCTGGAAGTGTAACAGAGACATTAGTTCCAGCTTTGACAGGAACTTACAGTATTAAATTTATTGATGATGGGGGCCGTAAATCTGAAAACGCTGCAAGAGTAATTGTTACACAGCCAGACCCGCAGCCTAATCAAGTAATTTTAACTGAAAGAGAGGATACAGATTCTCCACCATTTCAAGGAAATAAAGTAAACACATTTTTTGATTCTGATTTAGATGGCTTGTTACTTGATGGAACATTATTAATTGATGATGTAACACAAAATATTGATGATTTATCAAATATTGATTTTGCAGGGCCTATCAATTCAAGTGGTTCTTATGAATTTCAAAATAAAGTTGATTTAGGAGCAATATTTAATTTGACTTTAAAAAGGAGATTTTTAACTTTTGGTATTTTACCAAATGATCTTATTGATTCAAGAACTGCAAATATCAACACTTGGACAGATTTTGATGGAACCAAAGCAGATGATGTGAATAGTAAATTATTAGTAGCAACAACAGATATAGATCCAGCAACTTCAGTTTCGGCTACTTATGGACAAAGCGGGACAACTATTACCATAACTAAATCTTCGCATGGCTATTCTGTAGGCGATTTTGTTGTTATAGATTTTACGGCTGGTAGCGCAACAGATGGTAATTATGAAATTCAAACTGTTCCCTCTACAAGCACATTTACTGTTACTGCAACTACAAGTGCAACAATTTCAAGTGGAACATCTTGTACTTATGGAGCAAACTTTACTCAATTTAATACTTTTGCTAATGGAGAATATAAAGGTAGAGGATTTAAATTTAAAGCAGAACTTACATCAAACGACCCAGCACAAAACATTAAAATTGAAGAACTTGGATTTGAAGCAAGCATAAAACGAAGAACAGAAACAGTAAATACAGCAATTGCCAGTGCTTGTGCAACAAATAGTTCAGCAAAAACTGTAACTTTTACTGATCCATTTTTCGCGGGTACTGGTTCTTTAGGAGGCAGTACAACAGCTTTTGCACCTAGTATAGGAATTACTCTTGAAGGTGCGGTATCTGGCGATTATTTTAAAATTACATCTGTTACAGGCACACAATTTGTTATAGAGACAAGAGATAGCAACAATGCTTTTAAAGATTTAAGTTTTAAATATACGGCAATCGGGTTTGGTAAAGGTGGTTAAGAAAAGTTTGTTGATTTGGTAAATATCAAAAAAATGGGTAGAATAAATTTAAATATTAGTTTATTTTTTATTGTTATTACTTTTTATTTGTAATTTGCTTTAAAAAATATAATTAAATAACCTTCAAATCCATTGGTATAACTAAGAAATGCCCACACATGATTACACTCTTGATAATGCCTCAGGCGCCGCTTTTAGAACAGACTTAAATAATGCTTTATCTGCAATAGCTACAAATAATTCAAATTCATCTGATCCAGCTACAACTTTTGCAAGTCAATATTTTGCTGATACGTCAAATTCTTTGATGAAACTAAGAAACACAAGTAATAATGGTTTTGTTAATCTTTTTACACTTGCTGGTGGGCCAGCTTTTTCTGTTGATGGAACAATAAACTCAGTAAACATAGGTAAAGGTGCAAACTCCGTTGCAGGTAATACTGTTCTTGGAGAGGGTGCTTTAGATGCTTCTGTTTCTGGTGGAAATAATACTGCAATAGGAAAAGATGCACTTACTGCACTAACTTCTGGTGCTTCAAATGTAGCTTTAGGAGCAGAAGCTTTAGACGCAAATACTACGGCAAGTGGAAACACAGCATTAGGAACTTCAACACTAGGAACCAACACTACAGGCGCCAATAATACTGCTGTAGGTCAAGGGGTTTTATTTGCAAACGAAACGGCGTCAAATAATGTTGGTGTAGGATATTTCGCTTTAAATTCAAACACAACTGGAGCTTCAAATACAGCAGTCGGAGCCACCGCCTTAGATAATAATACTACTGCAAGTAATAACACTGCTATAGGTTTTGATGCACTTGGGGCTAACCAAACAGGAAATTCTAATACTGCTGTAGGTTTTGAAGCATTGGATACCAATACAACAGGTGTACGCAATGTTGCTGTAGGACAAGGTGCCTTGGATAGTAACACATCTGCAAGTGATAATGTTGCTGTCGGATACCATGCACTTTTAGCTAACCAAACTGGAACAGGTAACGTAGCAATTGGTGCAGATGCAATGAAAACATCTACTACCGAAAGCAATAATGTTGCAGTCGGTATAGGTGCTGGCGAAAAAAGCAGCTCTGCTTCTAGTTATGTTGCAATCGGAAGACATGCTTTACAAGAACAAACTACAGGAGATGAAAATGTAGCGGTGGGATTAAATGCTGGTGCAAATCTTAATACAGGATCACAAAATACATTTATTGGAACTTCATCAGGTGATCTTACAACAACTGGATCTAACAACACCGTAATCGGCTATTTAGCAGATTCTTCCTCAAATAGTGCAAGTAATGAGGTAACTCTTGGCAATTCCAGTATTTCTGCACTTCGTTGTCAAGTACAAACAATTAGCTCACTTTCTGATGAAAGAGATAAAACAGATATCGTTGATTCAGAAGATGGACTTGACATAATAAATGCACTAAGACCTAGAAAATTTACATGGGCAATGCGTGAACCTAGTGATAATGATGGAAAGACAGAACTTGGTTTTATAGCTCAAGAAATAGATGCAGTATTAGGTGATAAAAATAATTATATTCGTGCGGTTTATAAATCCAATCCAGATAAGTTGGAAGCTTCCTATGGAAAATTTGTACCAATATTAGTAAAAGCAGTACAGGAATTGTCAGCAAAAGTTACAGCCCTTGAAGCAGGGTAAACTAAAAGTAACCTAATTTTTTATTATGGAAGAAAAAACCGCAGATGAAATTGCAGCAATTTTCTCTGCTGCTGGTAATAGCGTAACTCTTATTAATGCAGATGCAACCTATTCAGACTATATAACGAGAACTGAATTAGATGATACTGAATCAGAATGGAAAGCAATGATTGAGAGAAACGTAAAACATCTTGAAATCATTAAAGCTTATAAAAAACTTGATGGCACAACATCTATTTGGACATCAGAAGATTTTACTGCTATAGATAAAGCTATTACTGATGGTAAAAAACTTTATTGATTATGAATTTACAAAAATTACAAGAAACAAAACAACATTTGTTGTTAGAAAAGGAAAAGCAGCTTGCTAATCTTTACGAAATTACTGGCGCATTAAAGCTGTTGGATCAGCTGATTGTTGAGTCTCAAGCTGAACACGAATTAAGCCAGCAATTAGATACAAAGGCATCAAACCAACAATTAGAAAAAATGTCATCAAAGTCAAAGGCATAGCCAGTACTCTTAAAATTTCTCTTAACATTATGTTTAATAAAATTTGTCAAGTAGCCTCATTATTGTCTCTTTTGTTATCAGGGTCAATGGCTGCCTTTAGTTTTGTAGCGATACGCTATATGCAAAGTCCAGAGTTTGAAAGAGATTTAAAAAATAAACTTATGGGTGATTTAAAAGAAAAAATGGTAGAAGAGATACCAAAGCAGTTACCAAAATTTAGTGGGCCATCAATACCATTATGATTTTTAGATTTTTTAAAAAACTAATTAAATATTATATTGATAAACTTGTGTCTTGGCTAAGAATAAAAAAACTACAACTTGAACTTGATACTGAAATAAAAAAGTATCACGAAGAATTAGATAAAAAAATTAAAAAACCAAAAATAAAAGAAGTTGGTAAATTTGGAGAAGATGGCTGGTCTATTTCTATAGGAGATGTAGAAGATGGAGATACCTGATATATCTATACCAAAAATAGACGTACAAAAAATAAACGTACCAGTTAATAATCCATATCAAGTTTTAAATGTACCACTGCCATCATTAAAATTGCCTGGTTGTGTTAGGTATCACAGAGATGCAAGTCCAAAAAATACTGCCTTATATAATGATGACCCAAAAGGCACTACCATTTCGTGTCCGTATGGTTCAATGCCTACATTTGAACCTTTATTATATGACAGAAGAAGAATAGAAATTACTGAGATAAAACAAGAAGAAAAAAAGCAAGTTGATGAAGTCCAGCCTAAATATGAACAAAAAAAACCTGAGCTACCTAAAAAAAAAGAAGAAGAGTTTTTTATAAAATGCCCAGGTGACAAAGATTTAAGAGTAGGTATGTTTGCATCAGAAGATAGGTTAGAAAAGGTTGTAGGTCATAAAATTTCAGAAGATGGCAAAACCTGTATCACCTTATTCGAGGAAAGTCGATTTATTGACCGTTGGATTCCATCTCCTCCTCTTATTATCAGCACTAGCCTTATTGCAATTACGGCTGCTACAAGTCCCATAATTGTTAATTTGCTCAAAAACCTTGTCAAGACTGCTATAAAAAAAGCTAGTTCTCGGAAGTCAAAGAGTGCTGATGAGGTAAAATCTGGCCCTTCTTAGGTACTATTTCTATGTCTTTGCATAAATTATAGTAAGGGCTATCTTTTTTAAATTGTATCCCAGCAATTTTTTTCTCACCACAATGACGTAATCTTGCCATATGCCAATCAAGTTCTAAGTTCTTAAGCTTTTGTTTGTTTATATCATTTTGTACTTGTGCAGCTTCCTTACATTTTTTTGTATATTGTCTATCCAAAGGAATAGAAAAATTTAATGTAATTCCTGTTCCAAGTGCAAAACTATCCTTGTTTGTGCCAGAATAATTTTGTTGATAGAACAAAATATCACCTGGATTATCTGGCGTACCATCTCCTATAGGGTTGCCATCTTCATCAAAGTCACCAACAATATCAGTTTCGTCATAAACAGGCGTGTAATAATAATCTCGATAAGGTTTGCGATAATTTGAATTAAATGTAGTAAAAGGAGTTATGGTCATCATTGCACCCTGACATACAACACCACCTCCAAATTGATTAGTATGAAAACTGCCATTATTTACATTCCAGTTTTGATTTGTAACACTACCAGAATTTGACTGACTCACAGCATTAGCTAAAGCACTTGTTGGCAGTAAGGCTATTGAAAGACAGAGGTAGTAGTGACTACCGATTCTGTTTCTATTTGGCGGTTTATAGTTGTGACGTTTTGAAGGCCGGGTGCTGAATATGTTTCTGTAAATTGAAAGGCATCTCCTGATGTAGGATCTGTTAGATTCCAATCTGGTTTTGTTGTCATATCTGCTCCTTTCCATGTGTAAGATTGACCTCCTACTGTACCTGTAACATTAACTGCGTCTGGTGCAATATCTCCTGACGGAGAGATTCCTGTTCCTGTAACTGTATATTCATAGCCAGTTTTATAATCTTTACTTGTAATAGATTCTGTAATTGTAGTTTGTGTATTTGTAGTACTAGACATTGTACCTGTTGTAAAATTTGGCACAATATTAGCGTTAGTTGGTAAAGCATATATAAAAAACAGTAATAAAAGCTTCCGCATTGCTCATATTAATCTACAGTTACAGTTGTCACATATTGTCCTGTTGCAGTTGTACCTGATCCACCTGCTGTTAACGTCAAAACATGATTATCAACTGTACCTGCAAGTGACCCTGCTGTGCCTCCACTTGTACTGGTCAAATCACCAAAGGGTGAAACTTCACCAGTAGTCAAACTTGTTGATATAGTATCGCCTGTAGTGTGTGAAACTGTAAATGTATATGATTCCCCGTCAGTTAATTGACTTGCTGTAATTGGGGTATAAGCATTTACGCCATTAGTGGCTGCACCTAATCCACCTAAACTTCCAGCAGTTGTTCCATCTGTAGTCGTGACTCCTGTTCCAGAAATGCTATAAGAATTACCAATACGATCTGCTGTAGTTCCTGGTGCAGCTACTTCTAGTTTTACAGATGAGGTTATTGAAGAGGTAATATCAGCATATGAAGCTGGCATACTAGCAAGCAGCAAAAGTGGTAGAAGTTTTTTCATTTTTTTACAACTCCAACTTTAGAGTCTTTATTGTCAACTATCTTAACATTATCATTAAGTTTCTTTTTGTCATTACCTTTTTTTACGTTTAGCCCAAATTGAGCACTTACTGCCGACAAAAGTCCAGCAGCGAAAGTTGTATCAATTTGCCTAGTAGGGTTTGGATTAAAGTACGACCAAGAAATTACTCCTAAACTCCAGAAAAGAATAATTAGCTGCACCACATTAGCAATTAGGCTATTACCTTCTTTTTCTTGATCTTCCATAGAAAAAAAGCTGCTTGTGGGTATCTCTAAGCATTGACCACTGCTTAACAAACAGCTATGTGCCAAATCTAGCAAATCTAGCTATGTTTGGAAAGTAAGACATATTTAACATCATGTTAAAAATTTTAAAACCCATACTTTTGATATTTATTAAGTCAAAAGCAATGAAGAGGTTAATTATTGATCTTTTGAAAGCAATAGCCAAACAAACAGACAATACAATAGACGATCAGGCAGTTGCTTTTATTGAATCAAGGATGTTTCCAGGTTCTACTACTGGACTTCAATAAATGAAAATAACTAAATTTCTCAACATAAACATAGAACCAGCACCACCTGAGTTGGAACTGGAAATAGAAATGCAATGCAGGGAGATAATGAAAGCTGATGATTTAGTTGATATAAAAAGATATTGCACTCATCTTGTCAGAAAAAAATTTGATCAAGATATTTTTATGGCTTCATTGTTGAATAGACT